GCAGAAAATGATTCCTCTGACTTTTTTGCAATGACCCTTATTAAGGTCTTGGAGAATGGAAGATATCGCCTTGTTAACTGTTATGCTGTTGCTGGCGGCAAGTTTAAAGACCATGCAGAATACCTGCGTTATATCCTATCCAACTTTAATGTTGTCTTTGTAATGATCGATAATGCTGGCGGCCCAACATTCTTACAGTTTGTCAATCAGTATAAGTGGTTCAAGAGCAGACCTTTAGAAGCCATTCCAAGAGAAGAGGCAGATTTTTCCGATATCGTAGATTATCAAAGACAGTTGCAAAAGGCGAAGGGTTTATATAATCGAGAAATAAATAAGATCGTCTATTTCCAACATTTTAACAGCGACTGGATTCGCCGTGCGAACGAATTGCTTCAAGGTAACATTGGGCACAAGCGTATCGTTTTTGCTTCCCCTGCACAAGGAATCGAAACAGAATACAAAAAGCAAAGAGACCAGACTAAAATCGACAATCTCAAAGACCTCAAATTTATTGGGTCGGTTGTAAACGATAAGAAGAATAAACTTGACGAGGCGGAAGAGATCAATAAAACCATCGATCAGTTAGATGAAGGCTTGTCTCAGGACAAGAGACTTCAGGCAAAACAAATTGATTTATTAGAGCGGCAAGGATTCTTGCTTGAGCTAACAAAAACTCAATGTGCCTTAATTCAAATCAAGGCATCTGACTCTGGCGTTCAAACCTTTACCCTTCCTCATCATTTGAAAAACCAAACTGGCCCAAATAAGACGCGACGAGATTTATACACGTCTCTTTTGATCGCAAATTGGGCAAGCAAATGTTATCACGACATGATAGCTGCGCCACAGGAAGAGGAATTTGATTTTATGCCTTCCGTAATTCGAGATTAATGTGTAAAAGTAAGAAAAAGTAACTTTCATGCCAAAAAGACCTTATAAGAAAAAGAATCCAGACTATTGGAACAACCTCTCTCGAAAGAGCGTGGAGCCAGCCCCAGCTATACTTAATACGAAGGAAGGCGTGCCTGTTGTGTTTGCAGAAAATGAGGAGTATAGTTGGGGGCCTGTTGGGGTTTCCGATGCGGCGACTTATAGCTCTGGTGCCCCATCTTCTGGTGGGAACAGTCGCAGGCGCAACTATACCTCGACAGAACAGCTTCTTCCCGAGTATGCCCAACTTTCAAGTCTCAAGATGCCTTGGGACTCAAGTAGTGGGAAGGTTTCTGCTGCTTCAGCAATTGAGCTTTGTGAAAAAACCTACGCCCACATTGCCGTATTCCGTAATACGATAGATATCATGACGGAGTTTTCGTCTTCGAGCATTTATCTTACTGGCGGAAACAAGTCTTCCAGAACCTTTGTCGAGAACTGGTTAAGAAGAATCAAGGTTCAAAGACTTACAGAACAGTTTTTTAGGGAGTATTTTCGATCTGGGAATGTTTTCCTTTACAGGTTTGATGGGAAGTTTTCCAAAGAGGATCTTCGTAAAATCCGAAGCGAGGCTGACAGCGGAAGGGTAAGCCTTGCTGCATCAAAGAGTAGGATCGCCTTAAGGTATGTGATCTTAGACCCTAAAAATGTTGTGGCGCTTTCGACTTCAAATTTTTCCCACTGCAAATACGTCAAAGTTCTTTCCCCGTATGAGATCGAGCAACTAAGAAACCCGAAGACAGAAGAAGATCAGGCGGTTTTCGACGCGCTTTCAGCAGATGCCAAGAAGAAAATTCGAGGACAGGGACTCACAGCCTCAGGGGTCGAAATAGAGCTTGATCCAAAGAGGCTCTGTTATGTTTTCTACAAAAAGCAACCTTACGAACCTTTCGCAATCCCATTTGGATTCCCCGTTTTAAAAGATATCGACAGGGTTGAAGCCTTGAAAAACATGGATCAAGCGATTAGTCGCACGGCTCAAAATGTTGTTCTCTTAATCACGATGGGAGAGAAGAAGCATGAATATGGTGGTGGGGTGAACCCCAAGGCAATGGCCAGCATACAAAACATTTTTTCTAACGAGTCTGTGACGAGGGTTCTTGTTTCTGATTATACGACAAAAGCTCAGTTTGCTATTCCTGAAATTGGCAATATTCTCGACCCTAAAAAATACGAAGTTTTAGAGCGCAGTATCAGATACGGCCTGCAAAACATTATCGTTGGGGAGGAAAGACTTGCGAATCAAATGATCAAGGTGAAGGTCTTCTTAGAAAGGCTCAGCGAAGGTCAAGAAGCATTCCTACAGGATTTCTTACAACCAGAGATCAGAAAAGTTTGCAAGGACATGGGATTCAGAAAGATCCCTACTGCACATTTCCAAGGATCAAGTCTTAAGGACGAGGTTCAGATGATGCGTATTTACACTCGCCTCGGTGAAATTGGATTCCTTACGCCAGAACAAGTGTTTAGGGCTATGGAGACGGGTATCCTCCCAGAGGACGCAGAGTTGGATGAAGCTCAAGACAAATATGTCAAGAGTCGCCGCAAGGCCCATTTCAATCCAGTTGGAAGCGGCACCCCAATGATTTCCTCCCCAACACCTCCTGACACGGGTAACGGGAACGGCAAGGAGAGCGGGAAACCAACCTCTCCAAACGATGGTCGCCCAGCGGGAAGCAGCGGAATACCGCAGACCACAAAGAAGGTTAGCCCTCAAGGAACATCAAGCGCGAAGGAAGGGAAATACGGAGTCAAGAAAATGGCAGATACCGTTTGGGCAATTTCTCGCTTCTCTAGCGAGGCGGAAAAGGCAATCAAGCGGAAATACAAGATAAAAGAACTAACCGAACAGCAAGAAATCATGGCTGCAAGTTTGGTCGAGCGCGTAATTACTACTGCGAGCAAAGGGAAATGGAGCACAGAACTCAAGAAATATTTGGGAGATCCCGAACAACTTGCGTTCAACTTAAATAGCCCTATCAGCAAAGCGGTAGAAGAAATCGCGCAAGAACACCAGACCGACTATTATACTGCGGCTTTATTGTATCATAGCAGGCATGGCAAGGACTCTTAAATATAACACCCACTCTATTTATTCTGGCCCCAATTGGACGGGACAGGAAAATTATAACAGTGGCGACATCTCGCAGTTTCAGCGCGTAACGGCGAGCAACTTCGACATAACCATAGAAAGAACCCGCTCTCCACAGCTAGGGTCTTTTTCTCAAGGGCACGCAATCATTGAAAGTCCGTTTATAAGCATGAACATGTCTTACCTTCCCACTGACGGGGAGAACGAACAGATCTTGGGCTTTATCGTCAATGGAACTGGCAACGCGTTCTCTGATCTTATTCAGCACGAATCCGACTTGTTCATAAGGACCAATGATGAGACTGTTTTGGCGGTCGGAAATTGCGCAATCTCCAACTATATTATAAATGCTGCTGTTGGCAACCCGATATCTTGCTCCGTTGGTTTCCGTGGATTCTCTATTACTGCTGGAGATGGGATTACTTCTAGTGGCGAGATCCCAAGGGTAGACACTCTTGGAAATTTTGTTGGGGGCAAATTTATACTTCCTCCATTTGACACAAAATACAACTCCCGTGTCACGGGAGAGGCCCAAGATGTCGCGGCGTTACGCCCAAGCGATATGGAGATCACATGGGACGACCTTTCAGGATTCTCTCTCAACAACGATATAAGCCAAGATTTTATACAATCCTTATCCCTTGGTTTTACGTTCGAACGCAAAGAAGTCAAAAGGCTGAGCGAGAAATATCCATTTTACCGAAACATCACGTATCCAGTTCGAGCAGAGCTTGGTGCGGAATTCATCTTAAGCAATCATGAAGCTGACACCCTCTCTAGGTTCATAACAAATAATACAGGCGCAATCACAGTAGACTTTAAATCTCCTTGCGGAGGGTGGTTTGATGAGAATTGGGAAGAGGTAAGCAAGAGCAAGTTCTCCTGTCGCTTGGAAAAGTTGCAGCTTATCAGTTCGTCAGATAGCCTTTCGATTGATAGTAGAAAAAGAATCTCTGTTAAGTGGGAAGCTTTTGCGACGAATATAAACTATGATTCAAATGAAGTAATTTTTAATGGAAATCATGGTCCCGTTGATTGGATTCTTTCAAGCGTGGAAAGTGTCACTGGAGAAAATGGAATTTCTGGCAGGGGAATTGCTCAAGTAGACGATCTTTCATACTTCTCACGATATCTCCCCCTCATCAGTTCTCAACCGCAAGAAATCTCATACACTGGACTATACGACTATGCCTCTGGCAACAAGTCCATATTCTTGGATACAAAACCGACAAATTCCTTCTTTATAGGGCCAAAGGCGTTCCAAAGCGGGGATTTAACGGAGTTATGGTTTAGCTGGGTGGACAGCGACATTGTTTATGCTAATCGCTACGATCTTTACGATCCAAACTCTGTTTCTGGGCATGAAATTTTAACATTGGATAGCACAGCAGACAATACCTCGCTCTGTTTTGATAGCAGCCTGAGCCCATTTGTCGCGGCTGAAAGAAATGGCAACGTGGAGATTTATGATAGCGCAGGAACGCTGACTGGAAGCTTTGTCGGGTCTTATCCTCAGATGTGGAACAATAGTGAAGCGTATTACGATACAGGCTCACAAAGCGTAGACATCGCTTGTTTCTACCTCTCTGGAAGTGACGTGTATGTGCGCTTGGACTCTGAGAGTTACTCAGAACCATACCTCGCTTACCAATTCAGTCAAACCCCACACTCTTTAAAATGTGTTTATGCAAATCGACCTTACAGCGGATTTTATGACAAGGTCCACTTGTTCGGCTTGTATGAAGATGGAGATGGCTTTTCACTGAACCTTCAGCCATGGAGCATTTACCAAGACTTTGAAGAGATGGGCAGCGGGGAGATTGTCGGGCAATTCAACGAAACCTTTGGCTGGCCGCAACTTTCCCTTGGCGCTTGGGGCATGGCCGCGTTGATAAATTCTTACGAATACTTTTCAAACGATGATTTTGAGAATTATGCGTCTGGATATACTGGCGTTTTAATTTCAGGAGAAGTTTTTTATACAGGAGAATATTTGTAATGGCAGAGATTTATCATAAAGTTTATACGGGTGGAATAAAGAACACTCTTGTTTTAGATAGCAGGCAAGCCTTGTTATACCCAATGGTTTTTGACGACTGGAACCAAATTGTGGTAGGTGCGTTCTTCTCCTTTACTGACAATAGCGAATTAAACCACAGTTGGGGATCAAGTGAAGTAACCTATCAAAACACATTCTCGACAACAAGAGATATGTTTTATTTTGGGCTCAAAAACAACTCAAGCCAGTTCCCAAAGGTCAGTGGATCTAAATTCTTAGGAGCTCTTACAGTTGCGGGAGCAAGATGGTGGTCAGATGGGGACGGACTTCCAACTCACTTTGACATAACGGAAGATGCCTTGACAGACGTTTCGTATGGCAGCATAAACGACACAAGCATCTTGACATCGACAGAAGCTGAAATATGGACTCCATCTCAATCAGAAAACGCAGAAAGGTTTTCCCTCACGTCAAGCTTCGCACTAATAATTGCATTACGCTTTACCGTCAACGACAAGGGTCTTGCAACTCAAACGGTGAGCATTGATCGATATGCTACAACAAACAATACAGACACCTCTATTAACGCTCTTAAAGAATTGATTCAAGGCTCTGGTTACACAAGCGTTGCGACTGCAACATTTAATTCAGGAGACGCGGCTTTAACATTGCCAAATTCACTTTTCATTCACTTCCCTTGGTCCCTTGTGCGGGGCCGATTGCATTCTGTAGCTGCAATGAAAGTCGAATAATAATTTCCCATTTTAACTTCAAAAGTGTAAGATAAAACAATATGGAACAAAAACTCTCATTTATCAACGAAACTGTTGCCAACGAATTTGCGACGGCTCTTAAAGAAGAGCGAAAAATTGAATCTAAAATAGACAAAGAAGATAAAAAGTTCGTGGTATCTTTCTCTCTCGCGAAACGTTTTGCTGAATGCAAAGGACACTGCGGAGAAGGGGAGGCGACGACAGAAGATGATAGACATGTAACCATGGACGATCTTAATTCTTTTGTTTCGTTTATCTTGTCTGAGATGCAATGGCAGCTAAACTGGCTCTCGTCAGACGTTTCCTATCTTTCAAGCTCTCTTTACAGGCACACAGAAAGCGGTCACCTTCCTCCTATCAAGGGCGCGGGTAAAATGGCAGATGCTTTGAAAACCCTCGGAATCGACGATGACTACGATGTTCGAAAGCCAGAAATTCGTGCGAGCACTCGCTCCTACGCTTCTCTAGGTGGAAACCGACCTACGGTAGAAGTAGATCTTATCCCATCTAAAGAAAACTAAAAATGCCAAAAGAATTTAAATACAAGACTGTTTTCAACAAACAGGCCATTGTTACTGCGACCCACAATCCAAAAGTGAGCCGCCGTTTTGCGCAGGCAAATTTGAAGAACCTTCAAAATCTAGACCTTCCAAGCGAGGTAAGACTGGAGGATAATGTTGATCTTATCGCAGCTGTATATAACGCAGCGGTGATCAATCGCCTCAATCGAAACGACGATGGCATCGCAAGGGAAACCGCAATAGCAATCCAACCCCTCTTTCTACACAAGCCACAAAACATAGACCACAAAAGAAGTCGTGTTATTGGACATGTTGTTAAAGCTGGTTGGAGTAGCTTCGGTGAAAACAAGATTCTCTCAGACGACGATATCAAAAACATAGAAGATCCGTTCAACCTTGTTCTTGGCGGTGTTATATATAGATTGGTGGATGAGAAATTCGCAGATCTTATAATTGATGCAGCAGACGAAGAGAGTGATCACTTTAGAGAGGTTTCTGCAAGTTGGGAACTTGGGTTTGATGACTACCATATTGTTGTTGGTGATAGGGATGTAAAAAATGCCGAGATTATCACAGACCCAAAACATATCAATGAGCTTTCCAAATACCTTCGTGCGAACGGGGGATCTGGTAAAACTTCAGAAAACGAATATATAGGAAGACTTATCGTTGGGGGTGTTGGAGAAGTCCTGCCCTTAGGAATTGGATTTACAAATCAACCCGCCGCAGAAGTAGAAGGCGTTGAGGTCAAGGACTGGACAGATTTTTTAACTGACGAAGAACTAGAGGAAGAAGTTATGGGAGAAGATTTGGCAGATACAATTAAACGAGCAGTAATAGAAGTTCTTAAAGAGCAGAAAAGAAATGGTGGTCTTTTAGATGATAAAACGACTGAAATCAATACGACTGTCAATGTTGCTGACATTAATACGGATGTAGAGCTTAGCCCAAGGGCGGAAGAGATTAAAAAGTCGCTCAAAGAAATAAATGAAATTCTTAATGCCAGCAAAGCCTCAACAGGGGAAACCATTGACAAGCTTCTTAAGATTGACAAAGATTTTTCAGCATCTGCAAGAAATCTTGCCGACAGTATGAGGCAAGTCGTTGATAATGAAAAAGATTCCAATTTAACGAAAAACGAAAAAAATAATTCCCAAAACAGAAAAACAACTGTAAACGATATTAACCATAAGGAAACCATAATGGCCAAAGACAAAATTAAAACAAATAAAGATCTCTTAGCTCTCATTCCAGAAGAATCCAGAGCCAGCGCTGCTGATTTTATTGCAGAGGAAATTGAACGAAAGAGCGAAGAGTATAAAGCGCAAGTCGAAGAAAAAGACATTGCCCTTAAGGACGCCTCAGCTAGTATCGATACGTTAACAGAAAAGTTAGATACGACCCAAGAGTCTATCAAAACTATTGTTAATAAGATGAAGATCGTTGAAGACGAATCTGCTGCAAAGGAGAACGCAAGATTGTTCCAAGAAAGAATGAGTGGGCTCGACGAAGAATTTAAACTTTCAGAAGCTGATAGGAAAGTTATTAGTGCAAGCATTCGCGGAATGGACGAAGACTCCTTCCAGAAATGGCACGAAGAATTTGCTACTATCGCATCTGACAAAAGCAAAACAACCATTAAAGAAAAGGACGACGAACTTCAATCTAAGATTGATGAAGCCGTTGCAGCTTTAAAGGATGACAAAGGGGAGGCAGAAAAAAAGGAAGAAAAGACCGAGAAGAAAACCGAGTCAAAAGCTTCCGAAGATGTCCCTGAGGTTCTCGATAATATGAAAGAAGAAAAAGGCCAAGAAATTGCCAATGCCACATCCGAGAAGAAGGAAGACATGGTTAGTGAGTGGGCTGAAGCTTTTAAAGGTTCATTCGGGGACGAAGAATAATTTTAATCAGGAGTTAAAAAAATATGTTAAAAACAATCGATAGACTACTTCCATTTAGACAAGTTTCTGAGCAGGATACCGTGAATCAGTTCTCTTTGGATGGAACTGGTGTGATGGGTATTTTTGTTTCAGTTTCAGCGGGAAATCTTGATTTCCAGCATTTTTGGGCCGACGAAAGTCCAGGCGCTGCCTATGATCGCACATACTCGTTTCGCTATGAAACGAAAACCAAAGTAAGAGCTTGCACAAGTGGCGATACAAGAGCTAACGTTCTTGGCCTTACCATTTTCAATGTTGCTGAATACGATGAAAACGGTGAGAAATATCTCTACTACCCACAGAAGGCAAAGGAAAATTCCGTTGTCTTGTCAGGGCAGGCAGTTCCTATTGGAACTCGCGGTATCTACACCATTACTTCAAACGCTTATGATAACGACCCAACTGGCGGAGCGGGAACAAACCTCCCTCAAGTCGGTGACTTGGTCGTTCCCTCTAACACCAATGACGGTAAGGTTTACTTTGCCGCAGCATCTGAAATTGGCCCAGACAAATATTACGACTCATCTGTAACGGGATTTGTTGACAATGTAACATCTAACCAAGCATATTTCAACGAACAGGTTCTTGGAAAATGCATCGGAACAGGATCAAAGTTTAGCGGTTACGCTATGATCGAGCTTTGGGACTAACTTACAGGAGAAACAATAGATAATGAATATTACGATCAAAAGAACGAAGAAAAATGTTGATCTCTTGGCGAAGCTCGCTTCAAGCAATCGTCTTGTTGCAATGCAGGCCCACGAATCGTTGGCGCAGTTTATCGGTGAAGTTCTTCAGAAAGTCATCAATAACGCACCTACGCTCTCAAATCTTTTCACACCGTTGCCATTTCGCGAGAACGACAATCCGTCGATCCCTCTCGATTTATACCGCGACGTGCTAGAGGAAGATTATTTGAGGGTGTGGTCCCAAGTTGAACCAGGTGGCATGCCTTACAACTTGCCAACACCTCCACAAAGCGAATTGAAGTTCACGACCTATCCTTTGGATAGTGCATGGGCTTTCCACAAAAAGTTCGCTCGTGATTCCCGCCTCGATGTTGTCGCTAAGACCTTCGAAAGAATCACTCAGGAGGTTATGCTTAAGCAAGAGCGCAACTCTGCCGCATTAATTTTGCGTGCAACTGCCCAAGCTTTAAGCCCAATCAAGCAGAACACGCAGAATGTCCGTCAGGTTATTCGCACAAATACTGCAAACCAACTCGTGCTTGATGATTTTGTTCGTCTTTTCACGTTGCACAAAAGAATTCGTCCAGCTTGGAATGGCGGAACGCCAAACGTTCGCCAGTCTCGTGGCTTGACTGATATGTTGATTTCCCCAGAAATCACAGAAGAATTCCGTCGCATGGCTTACAATCCTCTTAACACTCGCGCTGGACCTACTAGCGCCACGGGAACCCCTGCTGGTTCTACGGTCGGTATCCCTTTGACCGAGTCTCAAAGAGAGAGCATCTTCAATAATGCTGGTATTCCTGAATTTTACGGTGTAGCAATGCACGAAATTCAAGAACTCGGTATCGGCTACAAGTATAATGACTTGTTCGATTACTGGGCAGGATCAATTGAATACCCTGATCACGGTGAGGCATACGACTCAACAACGACTAGCACGTTCACTGCTGCTTCAGAAGAAATTATGCTCGGCTTGGACCTTTCCGAAAACGGAAACTTTGTTCGTCCAGTTGTTATCGATAAGGACACCAACGCAGAATTTACCGTCGAGCCCGACGATCAATTCACGCGTCGTTCTGGTAAAATCGGTTTCTACGGTTCGCTCGAAGAAGGTCGTCTTATTTTGGATGACAAAGGCTTATCAGGTTTGATCGTCTGATACCCTCACAACCAACAACTTACGAAAGCGCCTCAGTCTAACCCTGAGGCCCTTTCTTGACCTGACAACACAAGCAACTAAAAGCATTTATAATGTATAGAAATTGGACAACAGAAGAAGACAATATTATAAGACTCAAAAAAAGAGAAAATGAAATCTGGTCAGACTTTGTTAAGCGAGAAATGTCATACCGTAGTGTAAACTCTGTAAGGCTGCATGCTATAAGATGCCTTAATATCCACAATCATAATGCGATTTATAGGAAATACCACTTTGATGAAAGCGTATTTTCCAAATTAACTTCTGAAAGCTGTTATTGGGCTGGATTTATCGCGGCAGATGGCTGTATTGTAGATGCGGGTGGTTGGAAAACGCTATCAATAGAGCTTAGCCAAGTAGACGTCGAACACTTAAGAAAGTTTAAGGAATTTGTAAATTTTTCTGGACCCATTCGCCTTTTCAAAAGAAGGGAGGGCTGGGAGCACTGTGGGATGAGAATAACAAAAACTGATAGCCGCTTGTTTTCCGACTTAAAAAACAATTTCTCTATTACCCCTAGAAAAACGCGAACGCTTCAACCGCCAAAAATAAATGATGATTACCTTAAGTTTTGTTTTGTCGTAGGGTTTTTAGATGGGGACGGAACCGTATGCCTGAATCAAAGAAGAAAAACCCTTTCTATTAATATTGTTTGCGCAAGTCATGACTTTTTGTCTTGGCTTAAGTCAATTGTTGACCCTATTGTTCAGCCCTACAAATTAAGGAATGTAAAAAGGAACGTGGTAAGGCATGGAACGGATTATTGGCAATATGGTATTTCAGGCGTCGGAGCTTGTGCCCTCTGTGAGAAAGTTCGATCTTCCAAGCTTCCAGTTTTACCTCGAAAATGGTATAGAAAAGAACTTGGCAACTTTATCAAAGATACCATTCCCAAAATTCAGATTCCCGTGTAAGAGAGTTTGAAAACCAAATCAAAGGAATAAGATGACAAAACAATTAGAAACAGGTGAAAAGGTTGCCGCAAAGAGAACCGTGGCAAGAGAAAAAGTGGTTAAGAAAACTAACGTTGTAAGTGGAATGCTTCCCTCTCCAGACCCAATGGCCGCTGTGGTAACGCTTGACGATATCCTCGGAACAAGATCTTCAGCCTCTCCATGGAAAGTAAAGAATTTGGAAGACCTCGAAACTCAAATGGCAGAAATGAACCTTGTAGACTTACAAAGACTTGCGACAAGAGTCGGGCTACTTCCCGTTTCTGATAGGCGCGTTTTAAAAGGTCGCCTTTCTCGCGAATACAGAGTTCAAGCAAGAAAAAATACGCAAATTGACATGAGCAATTGGGTAGACCCAGATGATTCGATTCAAAATGCGTCTGAAGAGCAGACGAAAAGAGTTCGAAGAATTCTTAGAGAGGGATCATAAGCCATGTCTAGTATTGGCGATTTTGCTTCTGGCGTATGGGTAGACTTGGGTAGCCCTTCAAACGTCTCCATTGTTTCAATCAGTGGTTGGTCGGAGGTTAATATTGGCGGTCTAAACATCAAAATAGATACCTCCTTCTCCATTTCTGGCGATGACTTCTCTCCATCATTTGGAACGACGGAAAGTTCTATCTATGAACAGATGTATAAGATCCAGTATTTTGAGCAAAGAACGTATGAGGCAATCAATGGGATTTTTGACGAGAGCACAATGGACTGGTCAAACTTGTCAGAGGGAGACAGCAAGATAACAAGAACCAATCGCGGTGAGCTTTTGAAACTATATCGAGGGATGCAAAGAGATGCTCAATTAGAGCTTGATAAATGCGTCGGGTATTACAAAAGTAACCTCTCAAATCCAATTCAAGTTGCGGGCGATGACGCTCCATCTTCTCCTGTCCTTAACTAAAATGGTAAGTTTAATCTCAGACGCCAACAAAGCGAGTATAGACGATGCCTTTAATTCCATCCACGACACGTTTAGACGGCCCATAAAAGCCTTTAAAGATGGAAAGAGGGTTATTGTATCATCTAACCCGAACTACAACCATATTTACGGAAATCGGCCAAAGACCAGCAACGTAAGATATGAGGAATCAGAGCGTTTGATTTATGCCCGTATTTTCTATTTTGCAGGGGAGAAACCAAAGACTCCCCTTGACGCAACAAAAGGCGACGATCTAAAACTCAGCATAGATTCTGGCGAGGTTCGCTTGAAGATGTCTAATGAGGATTTCAATTGGTTGGGAAATGTGAACAGGATAGAATTTGACAGCAAAATATTTCAAGTCATCTCAGACGAGATCCCACATGGAATGTTCACCTCCAGTTATAAAATGTTGATATTGAGGAGCCTTGATTAATGAAGGTCAATACCAAAGAGGTAAGGTTGCAATTTGCGAAACAGTTCTGGAATACAACCACTGGAAAGCACTTTGCCTTGGGTCAAGCTCGACAAAAATCCAACGTTGCAAAACGCTTTATGATTAGAGAGTTTCAAAATGATCCAGTTACCAAAGAGTTACAAGGTGGCAAAACTGCGCCGCACGAATCTGGATTGATCAGCTATGGTGGCCCACGCGGCGAAAGGGAGAATGTAAATCTTTACACGTTTTTTGGCTTCCCATCTGGAGACCCAACCCGAAACTTGGACGCTCTTTTAAATAGACACATTCCTATTACTTCAGTTGGCCCTCCTATTAACTTGAGATATACGTTCAAAATGGGCGTTCCAACAGAGTTGGAAATCGAAGATGTCACTAAGCTCGCCCAATGGGGTGTTGGAAATGCATCGTGGGCAAAAATGCTGGAGGATGGATCTTTAAATGAGAATGTTCGGCATTACGCCGTCCTGTTTGACCTTGATCCAAGACTTGCAAGAAAATACAGTAGGACTGGAGTTGCGCTGCAACTAAAGAATAAGGTGTTGCCGAACTCAATCGAAGCTTACCCATACATCAGCAAAATCTTAGACATGTTTAAAAATACAATTGGAAGGCTGTTTTCATAATGCAAGACCAATACGTAAACAAGGTCGTCTCTAGCTTCTATCTTTGGCTTGACCATACGATTTTGTCAGATGGAGAGGGTTACGAAAACGCTTCCTCGAACCTGTATTATAACGAAGATTCCCAGCTTGGTGGAAAAATCCCATATTCATCCCCCTTCAAACAGTGGGGAGCAGATTCCAGCGTTACAAGCATAAACATCCCAAGTGGCGTTTATGTGAGCGGGGAATTTATAGCAAGGGGTGTCTCTGGATTGGAAATCGATTACGACAATGGCCGCGTGTTATTCGACGAAAGCGTTGGATCGGGCTTGTCAGATCTCAGTGGAGATTTTGCTTACAAGGATTTTAACGTCTATGTTGTCGAAGATTTTGAAGAAGAGATCTTGTTTGAAAAGCGATACATAGAAAATAGCCGCTTTGATCAGGACATAGTTTCAGGCGTAGAGCCCTACTCCTATGCAATGCCCGCATGCTTTATCTCTTCCATCGAATTAGAGAATAAACCTTGGGCTCTTGGTGGAACAGACGAATCTAAAACTAAAATCCGAGTCATTCTTGTAACAGACGATGGGTTTAATATGGATGCTTGTGTGTCCTTATTCATGAATAAAGCTCATAAGCATATTAAAATTTTCGATGATATTGGAGTCACCCCATTTAACGAATACGGGGATCTCAAATCTTCTCTTAGTGGGGATTACAACTATTTAAATACCATCGATGAGAACTCTGGGCATTTGGCTTATGTAGAGCGTGTCTTTGCTTCAAAAATTGGGGGAACGCAAGAAAAAAGAAATTCTAACATGTCGATGGCATATGCAGATTTTTATTTGAGCGACCCAAGGATTCCCAATTAAATGAAAAGAGTGTAACCTAATTAGAATTCAATAGGATAAGGAAATAAATTATGGCCGTCTTTTACCAATCAGAATCAGTGGCTTTAAAGCCAACTGGAGACACAAATAGTCAAACAACCCTACCAACTTTACAGTCCGTCGGCGTAAACTTTAGTGCCCAACGAAACAACGTGCAAAGACTTGGTAAGTTTTCGGTGATGCCATACCGATCAGCAAATCAATGGCCAACAGTAAACTTTCAAAGCGAATACATTCCAACTGGTTATGACGTAGAACAAGCGCTTGGTTTGATGGGAACTGGAGCAATGGAAACAGGAACTTCCGCTGGACCATCAAGCACCTCGATTGTTGACGCCCTCACTATCTCAAGCCAGTATTCATGGAGCGATATTGATGTAGCCATAAGAGAAATGGTATTAGAAGGAACGGAAAGCGCTTTCTCTACTCTTTCTATTTCTGAAGGTGTTCTCACAAATTACAGCTTTCAAGCTTCTGTAGGGCAGGCTCCAAAGGTTTCTTTCTCTATGGAAGGATTAGACGCAGGGGTTTCAACTTCATCCTTCTCAGTAGACACCCCAAGTGACTTAAGTCCAACCTTGCGCCCGCAAGATATGCAGCTTTATTTGCCAACAGGATTATTTGGTATTGCTGACAACGGGGTCCACGTTCAAAGCGTTAACATTGGTATTCCTCTCGGTCGCACGCCACTCATTAGACTTGGAGAGCAGAAGGCATTCTCTAGGGAGTTGCAGTCTCCCGTAATTGTGACCGCGCAGATTAGCGCAATAATGTCTGGTTTCAAGGCAACCTCTTCAACAACAGGCTCTGATGAAATGACCCAGCTTGTTGCGGGAAAATTTATTGATGATGACTTTGTCGTTAGGGTTTGGCAACCAGTCGAAACGGGAAGTTCAACAACTCAAATGATTAATTTTGTTTTGAGAAAACCTTACTTAGAAAACATTGGCTGGTCAAACTCTGTAGGCGGGTATACGGCTGTAGACTTACAGTTTTCTATTCCATGCGCTCCTGTTGATGATGGGTTTGGTCAAACAGATGGAGAGAGTAATGTTATAATTAGTGGAAATCTTGATACTAGCATTGTAATTTAACTCGTTATCAATTCCCATTTTACATAAAGCTGTGTAAAAAGAAATAACTCAAACTTTGAATTTTAAAGAAATAGTAAATTATGTCAAATAGAAAAAGAGTCATTTACCAATCACAAGCATTATACGCTGGCCCAAGTCCTGCGAGTGGAACACATATTCACCCTTCTGGTGCGGCATCTGGAAACTACACAAACGAACTTTACCGTGTCCAGTCAGCAAGCTATGCTTTTAACGTTGCAAGACAAGATGTTAACCAATTCGGACAACTTGCCGCAATCGACAGGATTATTCTTGAATCACCAACCGTTTCATTAGATTTTAATTATCTTCTTACTGACGGAACAAATGAGACGGGGATTGGCCTTGATATTGGAGGCGCAGTCTCTACAATTTCTGGCATTTTAACAAATGTTACTGATGAGCGTAATTATTTTATTCTCACGACCCCAGAAGGAACCGACGCGGTCAGCAATGTGGCTGAAACAAGCCGAACGACTGTAGGTGTCGGAAACGGATTTTTAAGTAACTACACTGCGGAAGCAGCGGTTGGAGGGTTGCCAACGGCGTCCGTCACTGTTGAAGCCCTTAACATGAAGATTGATCCAGGTTCTAGTGGTTACGCTATTCCTGCTGTCAATCCAGAAAACGGCCTTGCAGTTGAAGGCGTTGATTATGTTCTTCCAATCGCACTTCAAGGAACTGGACAGCCTAGCGCTTTACAACCAGGAGACGTGACTCTAACCTTGAATACTCCTTTCGGCGCAAAAGTAACTGATCAGTATAGTGAGGGAACTGCGCACATTCAAACCTTTTCGTTGCAAGTCCCAATTGCTCGTGAACCTCTCCAAAGGCTAGGATCTAAATTTGCGTTCAGTCGTGAAATTACATTCCCAGTTACAGTTTCGTTAAACGTTACTGCAAACGTTGCAGAGTTACACTCAGGAAGTCTTGCGGACATGATTTGCGCAGATACGGCAAATGACCTAACAGTCACCCTTAGAGAGCCAAGTTGCACGGGAACAGGTCCAATTTCCCTGTTGTATACTCTCAAAAACGCAAAGCTTGATAGTCAAACCTTCAACTCTTCTATCGGCGCGAACCAAACGGTTGACCTTGTATGGTCTGCTCAGATTGGTGGCCCAGAAGATACGGATAATGGCTTGTTTATTAGTGGTTCAGCCACTTAATAGCCATCAGGCTATATTTTAAGGTTGAGCGATAAATTTAAGGGGCCACTTTAAAAGTGGCCCTTTGTTTGTCCAAGTATAAAGGAAAAGGTATGAAGATAGGAAATTTAAAGGATTTGTTCGAGTTTCAAATTCGAAGAAATACGAATCGTTTATGTCGCAGTTTGTTGATGACGCTGGAAGATATCAATGCAGAAGAAGAAATTCTTTCGCAGAAGAGAATGTCCCATTTAAGAAAAAGGGTTTTAGATCATGGTAATGATTTTATTAGAGACCTTATCTCTGAAGTGAAAAATTACAGAATTGACTTGGATTTTGACGATGAGTGAGTATAATAAGGAAAGAACAAGGAATAAGGAATATGGAAAAAAAACAAGAGAGAATTGTTTCGAATAAGGAAATCTATAGTTTTGAAATCGTAACGACGAAAGAAGTTCCCGATACTAAGATTAAGAAAGATGAAGAGGGCGTCGAGGTGAAAGAAACTCGCATGGTCAAGAAAAAGATCCCCACACGACTTGTTATTGCCCGTCCGACGCGAAAGCAAATGGATGAGGCAGACTTAGAGTTTGCAATTGAGCAGTCAAAGCTTATTAAAAAGGGTATTTTAACTCGTGCAATGATCACGAAGAAATACGCAGATACGGGAGGTCTCTTGACAAGTGATGAGGCGAAGTACCTTACTGAAAGATACAAGAAGCTCGCCGAGCTACAGAGTGAATTTGTTGCGATTGGTGTCAAGGTTAAGCGCCCAACAAAAAACCAGAAATCAGATTTCAAAAGAATTATCGAAGAGATCAACGAGATTCGAAAAGAAATCGCAGACATTGAATCTTCTTACAGCGGAATTTTCCAGCACACGGCAGATGTCAAGGCATCAAACCATGTGATCTTATGGTATACTCTTATGCTTACTCATATTGAGGAGGACGAAAAGGAAGATGGGAACGCAGAATGGACTCCATTCTTCAAGGGGAAAACCTTTGAGGAGAGAGTCGAGAGCTATTACGAAAAAGAAGAAGATCCTGACGAGCTTTACATCCTATCAAGACAGAAACTCGCATATTTCATTAGCTTCTGGTATAACGGCGCTGCTTCAGACAATGAAGATTTCGTGAACTTAGAAAAAGACATGGAAGAGGGAAATGTCTAATGAAGAAAGACTTGGGTTGCTTCGTAGGGTCTTCAGCGATGTAGCGCGTGGGTTTACTATCGGCTTTTTAAAAAATAAGCCAGTCTATATAAAGCACCTCTCCCATCATGATCAGGTAGACTTGGAAATCATTCACAAGGGTTTTGTTGACAAGGCGGTTCGTGACGGAGTTCCCACGGAGAAAGAGATGCTTGAGGTTCTCAAGGATGGCGGCGTTTGGTCAGATGACGACGAGAGCGAACTGGAAGGGCTAAAGAAGGTTATTCAATCTGAAACCGACAATAAGGCGAACGCTTTTTTGAAAGCTCAAGTTGACAACCAAAACGAAGCCATTAAAAAGGCTGAAGAGGAATACTGCGAAAAGGCATCTGAAAGAGAGAAGTGCGTTGGTATAACGGCGGAGTCTTATGCGGACAAGCAAATCAATAGATACTATATCTCTCGAAGCCTATACAAGGACGAGGGGTTTATAACTCCTCTTTTAGATCAAAGCAGCGAAGAGTCTACCGATGGAAATCTTCGGGCGATTGTTTCTTGCTACAATATTTCGATGGAAGACATGCAGGATGGAAACCTTAAAAGGCTCGCAATCCAAGACTTCTATCAACTGTATTGGATAATGAGCGGGGAAAACCTCTATCATTTTTTTGGCCTTCCAATTTGTAATTTATCGCACTTTCAAATCAGGCTTGCGTCATTTTCAAAAACCTTTGGAAGCTTACTGCAAGAAATCGAAAACGTTCCAGATCACATTCGCGAAGACCCTGATGCCCTTATGGATTATGTCAAGATGGCAAAAGAGGGAAGGAAGAAAATGGAAAATACAAGAGAAGATGCGGCTGTCTCTATTGTTGGTGCGACGAAGGAAGACTACAAGGCTATGGGATATGACACTTCCAATTCTACGACGTTCGAAAACGAACTCAAAAAGAAGAAGGACGCTGGTAATGAAGAAAGTTTAAATATGCATGATATTATGAACTTGATGGGCGTTTAGTAAAAAAATGGTGTAAATTAAATAGAGTCTTATTACCAAGGTCTAAGGTATGCCAAGAAATCCCGCAGTTACTATCGATGTTCGAGCGAACACGAGGCAAATGGAGCGTCAGATTGTCTCAGGTGCTTTACAAGCACAAAGGACAATTTCGTCACGTCCTATTCCTATCCACGCCGATACAAAAAACGCTTCCCAAGCCTTAGGGCGAATCTCTGGACAAGCGAACGAATTCAACAAGTCACTTGCAGCTTCTACCGCCCGTGTTGTTGCGTTCGGTGTTTCCGTTGGTATTGTTCGTTCGATCACAGAATCATTTAAAGAGCTTCTTCTCCAGACACGCCTTGTTGAAAAAAGTCTTGTAGATATTAATGTTATCTTCGGAGCATCTTCATCAGATTTAGAAAAATTTGGTTCTAGGCTTTTCGGAGTTGCTCAAAAAACCGCTCAATCTTTTGCGACGGTAACAGAGGCCGCAGTTGAATTCTCTCGTCAAGGTTTGAGCATGGAGGAAACCTTAATAAGGACTCGTGACGCGCTGATCCTTACTCGTATTTCTGGACTTGACGCTGCACAGTCCGTTCAGACACTTACCGCCGCCGTTAATGGATTTGGACAGTCCGCCTTGAATACCACAGAGATTATCAACAAGTTTGCTATTGTTGACGCAGGGTTCGCTGTTAGCGCGAAAGACTTGGCAGACTCCTTGGCTCGTGCAGGTTCCGCCGCACAGGATGCCAATATTTCCTTTGATGAGTTACTTGCTCTTACAACGGCAGTCCAGCAAAGAACTGCTCGTGGTGGTGCTGTTATTGGTAATGCTTTCAAAACCATTTTCGCACGAATTCAAAGTTCTTCGAGAATCGATCAATTGAAAAGTCTTGGTGTCGAAATTGATGCGACACAAACAGGAATGCAGAAGCTCTTAGCGATCTCTACGTCTCTTGACAGTAAAGACGTTTTAAAGGCTGCAAAAATTAGAGAGTTGCTTGGTGGTGTTCGTCAAGTCAATATCGTTTCTGCCGTAGTAAGAGATTTGAGCAAAGAGTATAGTATTTTCAACAGCGCGTTAAGCATGTCTCTCGGCGCTACGGACGACGCCATTCGTCGTAACGAAAACTTGAACCAAACCTTAGATACGCTTGCAAAACAAGGTGTTCTCGGTTTGCAGAAAGCACTTGCGAAGTTGGGTGACATTGGTATCGGGGATAATTTAAAAACGATTGTCGCCGTGTTTAACGGTGTCATTAACAGCTTCAACAATACCCTTGATGGAGAGGGAATTGGGTCTGACTTTGCGAAAGGGTTTGTTCGTGGGGTAAGCAATGTCTTGAGCGGTCCAGTTCTTATTGCGTTGGGCATCATTCTTGTTCGCATCTTGCGTGAAACCTTCGTCTTTGCAAAAGACGTTGTCAAATCAATGGGTGTGGTTAATGGGGCAACTAGCCAACAAATTCAATTGCAAAAAAGCATTGGCGACGTGCTGAAAAGAAATAGCGGGGAATACCTCCTCCAATTGCGCTCATCAAAAAGTGCCGCTTCTCAACAAGAGGTATTACTTAAGATTCTCCAAAAGGAAATTCTTGCCCAGCAAGTGCTTAATAGAGAGATGTTGAATTACTCTAGGATCGCAGTTACCGCAGGATTCCGAAGGGGCGCTGGAGGTGTGCTATCCGTGAAAAGTCGCGGCGCTGTCCCCACTGCCGCAGAGGGTATCCTCCCAGCCGTCGCAGAAGAGTTTCAGTCAGTTCGAAGTGGTATAGGAGGGGCAAGACCCTCTGACAAGCCAAGAGTCATCCCAAGCTTTGATTTTGGCGGTGGTAAACGCGGTCCAATTGTTGCCCACTCTGGAGAGAAAGTTGTTGAGAACTTCATGGGCTCTTCGGGAAGTGCCGTGTTCAATCGAGACATGATTAACGCCGCAGGAGGAATCACCTCACTCAAGAAATTTGGAAACGTTAGAAACGTTGCGTCTGGAGTCATCCCTAACCTCGCAGGTCTACCACCAATAGCGCGAAGATCGTTAATACAAGACGCATGGTTTAAGAAAGAGTCAGGACTCGGAGCAAATAAACTTTTTGCACAAAAACCCGAAGAAGCAATTTTACTTGCCTCAAAATTTGGGAACAAGGTATTCCCAAGAATGAAATCTAATGTTGGCATGTCCTCGTTTGTTAAGTCCGTGGATAGAAGCTCTCGACCAGACGATATTGTCGATAAGATCAGAAGCTTTGGATTCGCGAATGGAATAATCCCAAATCTCGCAAGATTCGAGGGCCTTACGCGAATAGTTAAAACCATAAAATTCAATGGTCAAAAAGCAGTTTTCAGTCGTAGAAAAAGTGACGACGAGTTTGAGTCATTCCTAAAAAGAACATATCCTGGAATTGGTCCGCAGGCAATCGGAAAGTTTTATCAACAGGGCCAGAAATATGAAAAGAATCGCTTGTTCAACCAAGTTCACCTTGCCAGAAAAGGGCATGGAGTAGAAATTTTAGGAAAAGGGGAAGGTGGCTCATTTATTGCGAAGCGTGCAAAAATGGACGTTCAAGATGCGATAGACCGTGGACTTATTACCCAAAGAGAGGCCAAGATAGGTATTGATGCAAGACTTGGTGCGATGAAAAAAGATGGTCTTAAGCTTTTCGATGCAAGACCTCCAAATTTCTCCTTTCCAGATTTTAAGGTTTTGGATGCTGGTGGTCTAAGGGGGATAAAGCGTGCTGCAGCAGGGCAAATTCCTGAATTCGCAACAGTCTTGGGCGAGTCAGTCCAGCGAGAAGTGGGAGCGCTTCGCGGCTTAGGGGTTTCCCCAAGTGACGCCTCTAATGCTATTCGTGTCGGCTCAAATGCAACATTAAAAAATTCAGCGAATCCTCAAGGACTCGGCGTTTTCAACTCGCTCCAAGAAAACTCACTACAAGACGCTTTAGTTGCTCATCGTGGAGAGAACGTAAAATTTGCGGGCGCGGGCGCGGGCGCGGGCGCAGGTGCAAACGCATCCAATGGACTTATTCCTAATTTAGTTGGTGGATTTTCCACAAAGAACCTAACGGACATTGAAGTCCAGAATGTTTTCCAGCAACTGAACAAAAGAGCTAGGGAGACGGGCGGCAAGATAAGAGACTACGGCACTGACATTAAGAAGGCAAGACAAGCCCTTAATGGACTAACCAACTTCACTGGAGACACAGCGAAGGAAACGAGAAAACTTTCAAGAAGCCTTGCTAACGAACAACGTCAAATTCGCACACGTCAAAAAAACCTACCTGGGGTCTCTCAACTCGCCTCTGGAGTGCGGGGCGCGACACCTCTTGCCTCTCAGGTAAACCAATCTGTAATCGAGGGAAGACTGAAGGTTAAGGCAGCCATCGAAAATAACAGGTTGGAAAGAGTCAAGTCTGAT